GGTGCGTTGGGGTAGCCCCCTCTTTGTTGGATGGATAACGACCATGGCGCAAATCAAGCATATCCAAAACAGCCTTTGCATGTTCTTTTGTTTCGTTAAGCCACACCCAAGTTGTCTGAATACCCCTTGCTTTTTTAACGTGTTCAGGACGGTCAAAAGCAATAAATATAATGTCACAATGTACATAAGTACCATCTTCTAACTTAAACCTTATATAGTGTGTTGGCGGTTCTTTGTTACCTTGCTTAAAATCTCCTAACTCTCCATGTATTTCTAACCAATCTTTAATTGTTGTGGAGAAAAGCTCAGAGTAAGTGTTTCTTGCCGCGATAATTCTAGATAGCCGCACGTTGTAATTTTTGTTATGTCTATCTTTAACAGGCTCTTGCTCTACCATTAAATCAAAAAGTTTTAAAATGCATTGAACAGTCTTGCCAGAACCGAGCGGCCCCATTATAAATGAGTTACGCGCCCTGCAATCTGTAAAGTCTTGTAGCACTTGCCCTTGTGCCATTAGCTCGTATTCTATTTGCATGGGTTCCATTTAATTTTGTCGTAGTTTGAAGCATAAGCTTCTCGGGTACGCTTGTTTGCTTTTCTTGGATGATCTCCTTTCCCACCATTCTTTTCAGGGAAATGTCGATCTCTTGTTTCTTTGTCCAAAGTTTTTAGTAAATCTTGCGCCATAGATCCTTACCAGTTTTTACAAATACAAGTTTCTTCTAAACAAACACATTCGCTAGTTAATTTTTGATTCACCAAATACATTACTTCTTTCATTGCATATATATCTTTATCAACCAATGCTAAACAAAATGCTTCTATCAATTCAAATTCAGCATCCGTTATACTTTCATCAGTGTCCATTTTAATCATTTGATTTTCCTAACCAATCATCTAATATCATATGCTTTGCTAACTCAATATAAAATAGCTCTCTTTCCTCTTCTAACGTACTTCCCACCTCTACCCCATGCTCGCCTATACTTATTAAAATAAACTCTTTAGAACGATCTATAGAAGCTTTTAAAGCATCTTGTGCATCTGGTCTTATCTTAGTTACTTTACCCATTTGAGTCTAATTTTTTTTTGAGCCAGACATATACAGTGTAATAAGCTACGCTTCGGGGTAGGGGTAGCCTTTTATTATTTAAAAAAATCCTGACTGCAGGTATCAAGAGGGTTTTGTTTCCCCATACTTTTTGCGCTGTACTGAAACAGTGAGTTCATTAGTCGTGGCTAGTTCAACGCTCCGCATCTGTGGCACAAGGTAACGGGCGACTTTATCCATACCATCAATAGCCTTTACTATGTCACTGGCTGAGCCTGACAGCTTGGCCTGCTCTCTAAGCTCAACTGCTAGATCTGCCATATCCACAACTGGTGACCATCCACCCTTTCCAGAATGGTTGAAGCGCGCCTCTAATCGCTCCCTTAATAGCTCCTTACCGTTTCTATTTAGACTTCCTTTAGGCCTGCCCATGGTTTACCTCTCCAGTGAGAAACTATTGCGCGTTTCTTTATGTTAATTGATTGATTTGCTTAGTTTAAATACTATCCGATTTTAACACTTTACCCCTTTAATAGTTGACATTTCACATTACGATAAACTACAGTTAATGCACTTACCCATCTGGCGTAAGCTGTTCTTTAAAAATGTGACTTATCTCCCCCCCTATGTTTTGGCATGTTGGCTTGATCGTTTTTTAGCCAGTTTCTGTTATTAACTTGTGGGTATTCAGTTCTAGCCCAGTTAACCCGCGACATCAATAAAAGTTGACCAGGCACAAGCTGCAGGGGGTAAGTCTGTGCATAACTAACGGAGAAATAACCATGAATAAGCTCAAAGATGATTACATTAAGCAGAAGGGAATTGACGAGGCTGTAAGATATTTAGCCCTAAAAAAGTATCAAGCGAAGATGTCCAAGCTTAAATGGGATGAGATCATAATGATCGTTCTGGTTGCTTGGGTTGGAGTCACAACGGTTCTGATTATGTCCCTCAATCTTGGGGGTGCGTAATGGCTTCTTATCCAATCTGGAATAATGTTGCAGCTTGTATCTATAAAAGCGGTAAGTCTTGGGGAGCGCGTGAACAATCAGAGGTTGATGTAGTGGTGGGAACATCACCACAAAATTCACACTCTTTTGTGAGCCATAAAACCACCCATAGGAAACACAAGGACGGGTCTCAGGAGTTTCGCTTTTATGTTGACGGGGAAGTGGTCAAAACTGCTTATGTGATAGACAAAGAAATCAAATTTCAAACGGAGAGTTAAAATGCAGAAGTTATTAGAAATGTTCGACCAGTACATCGAAGAGAAGATAAGAACCGAGATCGAGCTAGTTAACCACTGGCACGAAGAGGCAAAACTCGAAGACCTGCGGCTAACGGTAGTGCAGTTAGTTGAGTCGGTTCAGACACTAAGGAGCGAACACGAAGAGACTGAAATACTTGATACCTACGACATTGAAAGTTTAATATCAGATAACACGATGGACGATGACGATATTGAGCGGAAAATCGAGGAAGCTATAGATAGTGCTTTGGAAAACTTAACAATAAGCGTCGAACGATAAACGACCACCCAATCAGCTAGCACAGTGATTGGGTTTTTTATTGGATTTTTTTTATTTTTTTTTATTTTTTTAAACTTATTTATATAAAGGATCCAGTTTAGAGAAGTCGAAAAGGCCGTTTTTACCCCATGGGTTTGCCAAGGTTGACCCCATAAAGTCGCTTAGAACGCAATTGTGGAGGTCGTTTTTACTTGTTTTGGTATTTTTGCTTCAAATAACGCATTGATACCTTCATTTCATCGCAATTACCATCATCTACCTCATGTAACATCCAAACACCACGCCATGATCCGTTTGTCTGGTGAGTCAGGTACTCTTCGTCGTGTTGATAGAATATTCCAGAAAATAACCCAAGCACATTTTTGCCATCAGCCCTGCGACCGAATGCAATGTCACAATCTTGGACGTGACCCATAACGCAAGACATCATCTTTTTTGTAACCAGACTTCTTGCACTAGCCACTGGTCTGCCCATAACTCCAGAAGTAAAGAAATGAGAGTAAGCAATTCCGTTAACAACCACCACTTCCAGATAGTCATAAACCTCAAAACCAAAAGATTCTAATTCCAGATCCTTATAACCGATCAACCCCTCTAGTTTAGAGTCTGACTCGATAGCCCTTTTAATCCGATTCTCATGGTTTCCCAAGGTGTAAATCAGGCGCGGATTCCATTGTTTTTTCTTCTGGTGTTTAAGCCGTTTTTGTTCTTTTTTGATTGGATCCATAAAAAGATGCATTGCAGAAATGCCTGCTTCAATATCGTCCATATACCTACGACCTTCAAATGACTTCTTGCCTACATCCCATGATGAAAGCGAGGGCATATCAAAATGATCGCCAATATGGATTATTACGTCAGGTTTTTTATCTACCGCGTAGAGTCCTGCCCATCTTAAATGGTCAGTGGGGCAGTTTGGTTTTACTTGAGTGTCCGGAATGACTAGATGCTTCATAATGTTGTTTTCTCTCAGTGAGGGCAACCAAAAATCGTCTAGCTGAATCTATGTCCTTATAGGTGTAGTCAGTTAAGACTTCAATGCTGATAGTTGCAGTTTTAATTCCTATTTTCATTATCCCCTCCAAGATTGGTGATGCGTTGGTAGAGGTGCATCAAGCCTCATGCGTTGATATAGGTGCATTAACCCTAACGGAGGTTTCCTAGAATGGAGGTTCACCCCAAATATCCGCAGTTGAAGTAGTAACAGGTGCAGTAACAGGCGCACTAACTTGCGCTATCGGTGCAACAGGTGGATTGTCACTTTTTACTGACTGACCAAATGCAAGCTGACTTACATTACAAGTCAATTTCATTTTTAAATCGCCAGTGGCTTTATCCTCCCAAGTGTCTACCCCCAGTTCACCCTGCACAGTAACTGAAGTCCCTTTGGTGATGTAAGCCGCTAAATTAGTAGCTCTTTCACCCCAAACTGAGCATTCAACCCAGTTAACCTTTTCGTTTTGACCCCAACCCTGTTTCATTGGCACACTGAAGCTTCCAACCACTTTTCCGGTGGGAGTATGACGCACTTCCATATCCCTGCCGCAGTTACCTGTAAAAACTAAGCTATTAATACTCATATCATTTTCTCCGTTGTATCGTTAATAATTATAATGGCATTCATTATGACTGCCAACATCTTTTCAATGTACTCTTCATCGCGCTCTATTCTTATGCAAATAGCTTCAATCGAATCAGAATACGCATACAGATCCCACCATGCTCTACCAGTTACAAGCATACAACATTGAACTTGCTGTTTATAAGCTGTGTAAAATTTCTCATTATCAAGGTGGTATCCCATCATTGTTGAATCAGCAGGCACTTTTATTTCAATACCCCCATCATCACCAATAAGCCCATCGGGAGAACATCCAAATTCCCCCAAATCATCAAGTATAAAGCCACATTCGGTGACTAAATTACCTGTCTCCCATTCGTAACAGCATCTTGCGCTTGATTCAAGACGAGTGCCGCGCTCCATATGAGAGTTAACAAAAACCTCTTCCCTGCGACCAGTTAATCTTTCCGCAATCAAAGAGGCTAAGTATTTATCGCCAGATGCACTAGCTTTTCCGGTAGTCGTTATAAGCTTGTTAAGCCTAGATGCACTTATGCGCCCTAGCCTTACTGACAACCATTCATCAGTGCCTTGTTCAAACTCAGTTATGAGCATGACGCTTCCTTTGGCGGTCTCAATGCGCTTTTTTGCGTCCTAGTCCTAAAAAATCCGTCATAAATTGGATACAGGGACATAAATTTACGAGCGTAAAATGGTCGATGGTTATTAGGCATTTTAAAATCACGCTCATAGGGATGGCCAGTATCCCACCGTATTCGCTCAAAAATTCCGTTTACAGAATAATTCTTGTAGCCCATGTTAATTCTATCAAAAGCAAATTTTTTGAACGAAGCCCAAATTTCTGGATTCTCCTTATCAAAAGAATCAAACGAAAGGTACATTTCATCGAGGCGAGTATTCATTTTTTCACCGCCTTTGGCTTGTTAGCTTTATTAAGTTCATCAATTCCTTTCTGGATGTCTAATGCTTTGACCTTTTCCAAGATTCTATTCATTGCCAGTTCATATTGATTAGAAAGCATGTCTTCAACACTTTCTGCATTGTGAGCCTTAACAAATTGCGCCACTGGAAGGTTATGGGTTTCCAATAACCCTTTTATTTCTTTGCATTGAGCATCAGTTAATCTATGAACTTGCATGGCAGTAGATTGCGCATCATCGTCAGCAGTAGGCAAACCAACCATAGACATTAGACTATAACGCCTAGCGTAAGTAATTGCTGAACCTGCCGCTTGAGGATCTTGCTTAGTTAAAGGCAATGTTAATTCACCCTCTAACCACTGCCCAGAAGTGTGCATAATTCTAGTAATACACCCGACATAACCGTCTACTCTGATAGTGGGTTGAACAAAAGACAAACCATTACTATAAAAAGGTTCCTTAACAGATAAAATTACACTCGTTAAAGAGGCAAAACCAGATTTAAAATGGGGATTAGTGCCATCTTTCATTGCCGCACCCATTTCTGCTTGTGCAAACCCTAACGCGGTTGCTATTTCGTTGATATTTTCAGACGTTTTCATAATATTCGTACTCCGTTTGCTTAGTTAAGTTTTCGGAGATCGCCACCAATTTTGAAAATTCATTGATGTACTCCACTGTTTCATTACATTTTGGGTCGTGATGGTTAATAAAGTCATATTCTGCGCGTTCAGCGCAAGTAAAATCATTTTGACTGAACCATCTAGCAGTTCGACCACGCCAATGCTTTTGTTTCTCCATTGGTAATGCCCATATATCGTCCACTGGACATGAAGGATCCACTAATTTATTAAACCAATTATCAATTTGATCTTGATCATCAGGTGTTTGTATTGGATTTTCCATATTTCACTCCGTTAAAAGTTTATTTGAATCAGTGTTTTGGTCACCGATTTAACTATCTTACCAATTTAATTTACCATAAGCAAAAGAATTGACCCTTGCCGTAAACATTATTACACTACCCATTCACAAACAACCACAAGTGCCAGGTTAATTTTTGTACTTCTCACTTGGGGTCTAACTTTAAAGGATATGTTATGAACATTAAGAAGAGCTGCAGGTACTTTATGTACACGCAAAACATGAATCAATCAAGGTTGGCAGAAAGATCGAAAATATCTTATGCAAGTCTGACTATGATCATGCAAGGCAGGGACATTAGAGTCTCTACGTTGGTAAAATTGGCTGAGGGCTGTAGCGTTACTGTAAGTAATTTTGTAAAGGCAGGAGAATAATATGGATTCGGAGGCAAAACCCAGTTATTACGCAATTATTCCTGCGGTAGTAAGGTATGACGACAAATTACCTGCCAATGCCAAGCTTTTGTATGGCGAGATTACCGCTTTATGTAACAAAGAAGGTTATTGTTGGGCGCAAAACAAATATTTTGCTGAACTTTACAACGTTCATAAGAATACTGTTAGTGATTGGATTGGAAAGCTTGTGATAGCAGATCATATTAGCATTCAAATGATTTATCACGAAGGTACACGCGAAGTTAAGTATAGGTATATCCGATTATCTGGTGAGGGTATCAAGAAAAATCTTGATAGGCCTATAAAGGAAAAGACTGAGGATAATAATACAAGTATTAATAATACAATTAGTATTACATCTAATACATCACACTTTGAAGATTTTTGGTCTGTTTACCATAGAAAAGTAGGCAAAGCTATGGCTAAAAAGGCTTGGTTGAAGATGGTGCGTAGTGAAGACGTGCAAAGGGCTATCGCTGAAAACATAGAACAGCGAGTATTGCAGGGTGAATGGTCTGACGTTAAATTCATACCGCACCCATCTACTTATCTTAATCAGGAGCGTTGGGAAGATGATTTGCATACAAATGCTCAAAGCAAAATGCCTCTTAAACCGATTTCTGAAATGTCGATAAGGGACACCCCTATCCAAGATCAGTTGACTGACACTAGTTGGTATACAGGGGAGATTGGGTAATGCGCAAAACAAAACGTTATATTTATGAAGGT